AACAATCTCCTGTCGTTCAACCGGTATTTTTTCAAGCGCCTCATTGACGCTTTTCAAGACGCTTTCAATCGTCTCTTTGCGTGTGAGTATCGTCATATAACCCCCTTTATTAGTCGCTCACTGCTCGTCACCCCAGGCCCAGGTTCACCATTCACCACCTCGCGCCCATTCACTAGATAAACCGCTCTCCACCCGTTCTCATCACTTCCCTTCATCTTCCACGGCACTAGATCCGGGTGCAGTACATGAGAGGAGCAGCCTTTGTGCTGGAAGTCCAGCGGTATATCGTTTCCCCACTTCGCACACTCCCAATTTCCTGCTGCCGTTGCCGTTGAATGCGCACACGTCCGACAATTCACTTCTTTCGTCAACTTCGTTTTGTGGCAAAACTCATGCGCTGCACAAAACTTACATTCCCACCAAGTTGGGTCACTGCTCAACGGCTCTGGCATCCTGTCTGCTATCGCAATTCGTCTGCCTCGATCAACCAGCTTTTCGGCCGCGTTGTTATCGTAGTGCAACCGCTCTGTGTAAATTCTGTCATCGTTTTTGCAAATGGCCACATACAACGCTCGATGTATCCCCAGGCCATGCATGTAAACCTGCATCTGCGCCCAGTGCATGGGCTTAGACTGCTGCACGCCTTTTGCAACCAGATCATCAAAACTTTTTAGCGCATGGGTCTTAAACTCGGCCACATGTCTCGCCTTCGGCGCATCAGGAACACCGGATTCAATGATGCCGTCTACTGAGCCTGAGACATGAGAGCCAAAATCCACCCTGGCCTGTCCGTCTGTCTGTTTGAATACGATCCCGATAGCCTCTAGGTCGCTGATGATCGTGGCTTCTTCCATCTGTCCACGGCGAAACAGGCGCAGAATCCGACCATCAAACTTCTCAATCACCGCCCAACGGAACGACAACCACAGCCACCGATCACACGGGTGACCCAGCATTGATGCCCCCATGTGTGGCCTGGGTCGTTCTTGCGCAGCCTCGTGCGCAGCGTCTATTGCCTCAACGATTTTGTCTTTGACTATAATCTGAGCCATAATTAACCGTCTCCTCTCCTTTTGAGTTGCTAGCCCCCCTTGCAGGGGGCTTTTTTTTGCTTACTTCTTAGCCCACGGGGGAGCGGCCTTGGCAGCGGGAGCCTCCGGTGCTGCGGTAGGCATAGAGGGAATTGAGCCGCCTTGGACGGCCTTGAAGCCTTTCACTTCGTTGCGCTCACCGTAACGTTCGTCCTCTTTGACATTCAGCTTGATGACCAGATCCTTGCCAATCAACTGATCAGTGTCGGACAGATGCACGACCCCGGTTGCACGAATGAGTTCTCCCAGTTGCTGCATTCCGATTTTTTCGGTTTCCGGGTTCGCATTCTTGATGTTGATCATCCCCCAGACTGCTCGGCCTTGGTGGGTCGGGCCTGTCACCGTATACATGATGTTGATGTATTCGCCAGTGCCTGACTTTGTTGGCTTGACCTCGGCGCGGCTGATCGTTGCCGAGTACCAGCCGGCGGGAAGAACACCGTAGTTGTTTGTAGGTTGTGGAAGTGATTCAGCGGAAAAAGATTGTGATAAGCGAGCCATGATTAGTCCTTTCTGGTTATGGCATAGGACGGCCTTCCGGCCGTGGTGGTGATGGCGTCCAGAAGTGGAGCAGTGATCGACTCATGGGCAGCCTTCCAGGCTGTCATGTTGATCTCTGGCTTCCATCTGAACAGACTGCTCAGGTGTTCGGTTAGACCGGATTCCTGGGCGAGTTCTTGCAGTTTATCAGCATTGACCTTTCGATCAAGCCTCCCAACTATCTTTATTTTGTACTGTCCTGCATCTTCGTTTTTGGTTCCTTCAAGATCCTTTGGGATCGCCAGAGCCTGGGTGAGTTGATCCTCAATCTCTCGGCGTCGCGCTATTGCCTGAGCTTCGAAAGCTTTCGCCTCATCCCACTCACGCGCAAGCTGTTCTAAGTCATTCATAAATATCTCCCTATCGTTGCGGCCGCGTTTACGATTGCTGTTCGTGTAGCGGTGTACGGATCTTGGCCACTCTCCGGCCCGTAAAACTCCGCCATCCTTTCATCTCGGTCGGGCTGATGATAGACATTGCCGGACACGTCAACGGCATTCAGATTCCAGTTGTGTCGAACACTGAATTTCAGTGCGACCATGAGCCTGAATGCATCCCTGTCGTCACGCAACGGATCCCATTTTGTGAACGATGTTGGTGCACCGTAGCCATACGACCCAACCTGATGATTGAACCAGACATCCAAGCCAACAGCACGACCAGCGAGTTTTAGAGTTTCTTCAGTCATTACAGTCCCCCAGGTCTTCCCGGGCACGTATCTTTTCTGCAAGATCTTGAGCAGCAAACGCTTTTCCACCCGTAAAATTGTCCCGAGGGAACTCCGTCGGGTCTTCTTGCATGGCGTAGTCGTCGCACATCCTGGCTATCTGCTCTCGCTCAATGCGGGCTATTGCCTGAGCGAATTTAATAGCCACCAGACCCCAATCCTGGTCCTGATTTTGAAGCTGTGTGTACTGCCAGATCTCGAAAATATCGTGCCGGTTCATGATTGTTTAAGTCTCAATTTTTTTGATGATCGCCCCAAGATCAGGGCCCTCCCACATCTCAAGCTTGCCGCTCCTATCTTTTGCTAGCCAAAGCCCATCAGAATCACACATCAGTGCACGTTGCGTGTTGCCTTCCGCATCTCGCTCAACTCGCAGAGCAAGCACTTCGTCGAAAAAATATGGCAGTTGTTGGCCAGTCTTATTGCCTGGCATACTTGGCGAATAGAGAACCCGGCCCATTTCATCCTGTGTCTTCTCCAACTTTGCACTCATGTAAACGTGGCGCCCAGGCAGATCGCGGAAGGCTCTTATGATGTCTGCCATTTGCTCTTGCATTGCGCCATAAGCTTGGCGCGGATCTTTCGTGGCTTTCTTCTCTGCGTTCAGTACGACCTCTGCTATTTCGCTGATTGAGTCCAGGGCCACAGATTGAAACTCTTTAGCTTCGGACGATTCTGTTATCCACTGCCACGCCTCCCGCAATGAAGCCATGTCGCTTATCTCTATGTAGGGCACGTCAGCCCCTGCAATTGAGAGCAAGCCGCCCTCGGCGCTCAGGACTATGGGGGCTGGAAGGGTGGGGATAAGCGAGGTCTTGCCTGCACCGGCCTGACCGTAGACCAGAAGCTTGACGCCAGAAGCTGCGAGTGACTTGGTGGTTTTGAGGTTGATTGCCATATTTCACTTTCAAAAAGGCGCCGGTGGCGCAGGTGGTAAAGATTCTTGCTTGAACGGGGTTTTTGGGGGCTTTGGTAAAGGAACCCCCTTGTACGTCGGGAAGGGCCAGCCAGGAGGAGGGGTTTCCATGTGATGGGGGCTAGGCCCCACTCCTTTATTTCGACGTTGTTTTGACCGAATAGACCGCCGTCACTTTGGTGTGTGCGGCCACCACATCGACGCCAATGCCCTGGGAGGCGCATAGGGCCTTCCAGTCCGTTACGGACCGGTTTGACTCAATCACGGTAGAGCGGAACAGCACGCCATCGTGCACTCCGCCGACTTCCTTCATGGCCTTTTTGATCGCCTCGGCTTTTTCATCAAGGATGGCGATTTCGGCCAACAATGCGCCCAGTTGATCGGCTTGCGTCAGTTGCAGGTCATTGTTCTTCATGGTGTTTCCTTTCGTTTGTCGAGCCTTCAGACAATCTGTTCGCTCGATGTATGTATTGTGGGGCGTGACTGTGAGCCTGTCAACACCCCGTTGTAATTAAAATGATACATCATCAATTTTGGAATGCACCCAATCTCGGGCCCACTCTAGTGCGTCCGCCATGCTGTCGCAGGTGCCGATCAGACTAGAGCGAGTCGGATAGTCGCTGGACCAGATGAGCACGTAATCGCCCACCTCGCACGCCCACACTTTGTAAAAGCCTTGGTTGTAGATCAGTTCCATGTTTCGTTCTCCTCGTTTGCCGCGCTGTCAGACTATCTGTTCGCTGCGGTATTGACAGTGTGCACGCTCTCACCCCACAATGTCAA